GTTATTGTCACAATCCTAACCATCGTGGTCTACTTTTGCGCCGTACTCTTGATGAGCTAACCGAACTCATAGACAAGTCACGTCAACTATACGTCAAGGCGTTTCCCGGTGCGAAGTTCCGTGAATCGAAGTCTACGTGGCACTTCCCGTCTGGTGCTACGATCTGGTTTACGTACCTCGACAAAGACAAAGACGTAACCCGCTTTCAAGGACAAGCATTCAACTGGATAGGCATCGATGAAATCACACAATACCCCACGCCTTATGTCTGGGACTACTTGCGTTCTCGCCTTCGCACTACTGATCCTGAACTCCAGCAACACCTGTATATGCGCTGCACTGCCAACCCGGGGGGAGTGGGAGGTTGGTGGGTCAAGAAAACCTACATAGAAGGAGTCGAACCCAACAAGGCGTTCCCTGCCTTCGACATAGAAACAAAGAACAACTTCTTGTGGCCCGACGGTCACGAAAAAGCGGGACAACCCCTCTTCTACCGCAAGTTCGTTCCTGCACGTTTGACCGACAATCCGTACCTCATGGCGGACGGGCAGTACGAGGCAATGTTAAGATCGCTACCAGAGGTCGAACGCAAAAGACTTCTAGAGGGTGACTGGGACGTAGCAGAAGGAGCAGCCTTTCCAGAGTTCTCTCGTGAGAGGCACGTCGTAGAACCCTTCGAACTTCCGACGAACTGGCCCCGTCTACGAATGGCAGACTACGGATACGCCGCACCGTCCTGTGTTCTTTGGGGTGCTATCGACTGGGACAACAACATATGGATCTACAGAGAGTTATACCAAAAACACTTGACAGCGGAAGAGTTAGCCGCTAGAATACTAGAAGCCGAACAACTAGATCCTCTACCACACTACACGGTCCTTGACTCGTCTTGCTGGAACAAGACTGGTTTTGGGCCTTCAATCGCAGAAGTGATGATGAGAGCAGGTGTACGTTGGACTCCAGCAGACCGCAACCGCATACAGGGTAAGATGGAAGTACACCGACGCCTAGCGAACGATCCGTACACAAACGAACCTCGCCTACGCTTCTTCTCTAGCTGTCAAAACATCGTCAAACAGATTGCAGGCATACCCTTGTCCAAGACGAACAGCGAAGATGTAGACACGAAGGCAGAGGACCACGCATACGATGCCCTGCGCTACGGAATGATGACACGCATGACAGGCTACGCATCGATACACAAACAACTAGGTGCGATAAAGAACCAAGTCCACCAAGTCCAAGACGAAGTATTTGGGTACTAATATATGGCTCAATTTAACAAAGAATTTGAAGAACGCCTACGTGCTGATGGTGCAAGCCGTCAAAAGAGTATCAATTCGTCTACTCTGCGAGATGTAATCACCAACCGTTCTCCTGATGATTACAAAGAGGGTGGTCAATCTAAAATAAATAGTGCGCTTCGTTTTTACGAAAAAGCAGGTATTCTTGACATGACAGTCGGGCAGCTTGCCGATAATCCGGTAGCATTTGTAAATGCTATGACCGGAGATGCGTACGATGAACTTGGAAAAAACCAAGCAAACTCTGCATCTAAGTTTATTTCGAGTATTTTTGAAGACGCAGGTCATGGTAAAGCGTGGGGCAGCAACACTTTAAAAAGAGAACTTAATCCCGTAAAAGCTAAAGAACTTTTTCCCATAGAAGCAACCCAAACTAAAGTAAAAGGGTACCCTGATGACTTCTTTACTCGTACAAAAAAAGCTGTAACAGCCCTACAAAATGCGGGACAAAAAGAAGCTGCCGCACAGTTTTTATTGACAATGTTGGGAGGATATCGTCCAGCGGATCTAACTGGCATAAAAGTTGAGGATATTGATTTTCGCACAGGAGTTATTTTTGATGTTACAGTCAAAGGTGCGGGAGAGGTAGTGGACAAGACAGGTGTTTTCTCTGCTCCGATGCTAGATATTGTCAAAGATTACTTGGGAGATAGAACAGACGGACTTTTATTCGAAAACCCTAAAGCTAATTCTGCAATAATAAACAAAGAACTTAAAAAACAATTCCCACAAGATTACCTAATTAAAAAAAGTAAGGAAAAGGGAACGTATAAGTCTGGAATAAGTCTTTACGATTATCGTCACTTTAATGAAACTTACTTGTCCTCTATGGATGTAAGTCCTGAATTACGTAAAGTTGCTACTCTTCGTGCCGCTGCTGACGTAGCCGAAAGATATGCCGCTAGTGGCGCACGTAGAGCAGATGTCAATAGCTTACACAGCGGTCTACTTGCGGTGTTTTCTGCAGGGTCAGGGTCAGCATCCCCCGCCCAGTTTTTAAATGATACACTTGCTGTACAAATTGGTGTTAACGACAACAACGAGCCGATATACAATCAACCTAAACTATCTGACAAAACAAGGCGAATTGTACCCACTAAGCAACTGCTAGAAAAGATAGGTTATGAAGACGCTATTTCTCCTAGCATTTATGCGAGTTTGCCAGCAGAAGGTAGCGTAATAGGAAGCACGGCTGCTAATATTGATCCTGAAACTACTGCAGCGATTAATAGACAAGTGCAATCTGAGGCTACGGAGGCTGCTCTTCAATCTGATATAAGAGCGGGAGAACTAGCGGATGACGCTGCAGCAGCACGGGCTAAACTAGCCGAAACAAAAGAAGAGGCAAAGGCACAACAAAAAGCCGAATCTTTAGACACAACAAAATCAAAGCTTCTTGCTAACGTAACAAAAGTGGGTAGACCAATACTAAAAGTTGTAGCTCCCCCTGTAGGATATGGTTTAGCAGCACTAGCTGCTGATCAAACTTATTCTGCTGTTGTAAGCTCGGCTCTTGCTGATCAAGCACGTGATCTGGGTATTCCCGAAGGTGCCATTCAAACTGCAGGAGCAGTAGCTGGTGCTACTGAGTTTTTACCAATTACTCCCACCGATGTAATAAGTGTAGCACAAAGTATACCTACAGAGCCATCATTCGTGCAAGAGGCTCGTATGAGACAAGAGTCACTCCAGTATGATTTCGGAGATGAGTTTGGAAATATTGATCCTGACACGGGGACATCCGTACCCACTGCTCCTATAACAGTTCCTGATCCTGTCGCGCCTAAACCACAGATGGCTGCACAAGGATTTGTGCCAGTCCCTGAAGCTCGTGCGAACGCAATGAGAAAAGAAGAAACCACAATGAAAGATGCTCTCTCCAGAGCTAAAGGCGGAGAGGTTCCGTCATTTCTATACGGCGGAATCGTCCGCTAATAACCACTCCACGGGAGGAAAGAATGGCTAATCAAACTACTGGCAACTACAACTTTGGTGAGGCATACATTATGAATGCCGACAAAGTTAGTGTTGACACCGATGAGGGTGCTGCGAAGCTCTACCGCGAAGGTCTAGAGTTCGACACTCGTGCCCAAACAGGCGTGTTGACCGAAGATATGCCAAAGAAGCAAACCAAGCCTACAGTAGAAGCTTCATTTAATACGATGGCTGAAGACAGAAACTACTTCAGCTAATAAAGGAATATCATGTCCGATAACTTTTTGGAACCTGCAGACGACACTGCTGTACCCCTAGTCGAGCCTGAAGAGCAGATGCCGGGGATAGCTGCGTATGTCAAGGCACGATTTGACGATGCAGAGAACGGACGCTTTTCGTACGAGCAGCGATGGTTGAAGGCGTACAAAAACTTTCGTGGTATCTACGACTCAACTACACAATACCGTGACAGTGAAAGGTCACGCGTGTTTATCAAGATCACCAAAACAAAGGTTCTTGCTGCATACGGTCAAATCGTGGACATCTTGTTTGCAAACAAAAAGTTTCCGCTGGTTATAGAACCTACACCTATACCAGAAGGCATAGCAGAGTTCGCCCACCTCACCACGCCCTTAGATCAAATCATGCCACAAGAAGACCCGTACGGTTTTGAAGGTGATGGACGTGAGCTACCCTTCGGCGCAACTGAAGCCACCCCATCTATGGACTTTTTGGGAGGGGTTGCTGGTAAGTACGGTGATGCTCCCTTGTCTGAAGGTCCAGCTAGAATGGGCGAACCTCAGATAAGTCCTGCACAAACTGCAGCCTTGAACATGGAAAAGTTGGTTCACGATCAACTCTTAGATACTAGAGCGGTGAATGTTCTTCGTAGCTCTATCTTTGAATCTGCGTTGTTAGGCACAGGTGTAGTGAAGGGACCATTCAATCACTACAAACGTGTGCATCGTTGGGAGCGTGGCCTCGAAGGACGGGTGTACAATCCGTATGAACGAGTGGTGCCACGCATAGAATATGTATCTGCTTGGGACTTTCACCCCGACCCATCAGCTACAAGCATCGAAGACTGCGAGTATGTAATACAACGGCATCGTATGAATCGCCAACAGCTTCGTAGCTTGATTGCACAACCATACTTTTACGCAGACGTAATAGAAGAGTGTCTAGCTAAAGGTCCGAACTACGAGGATAAATACTACGAAGACACGATACGTGAAGAAGAAACAGAGCCGTACGTAGGCGATACTCGTTACGAAGTCCTAGAGTATTGGGGTGTCCTAGATGCTAAGATGGCTAGAGAAGCTGGCCTAGACATCCCCAAAGAAACAGGAGAACTAGACCAGATACAGGTGAACATCTGGGTGTGTGGCACGATGGTGCTACGCTGTGTTCTAAATCCATTCACCCCTGCACGTATTCCATATCAGGTATTTCCATACGAAATCAATCCGTATCAGATTTGGGGTGTAGGTGTAGCGGAGAATATGGAGGATGCACAGTTGCTGATGAACGGACACGTTCGTATGGCAATCGACAACCTCGCTCTAGCTGGTAACTTGGTGTTCGACGTAGACGAGGCTAGTCTCGTTCCCGGACAGAACATGGATATCTTTCCCGGTAAGATATTCCGTCGTCAGTCGGGTGTGACTGGCACAGCAATCAATGGACTTAAATTTCCTAACACTGCACCTGAAAACATTCAGATGTATCAAATATCACGACAGCTTGCCGACGAAGAAACAGGCTTACCGTCTATCATGCACGGACAAACTGGAGTTAGTGGAACAGGACGAACAGCATCAGGGCTGTCTATGCTGCTAGGTGGGGCAAGTTTGTCCCTAAAGACAGTGATAAAGAACATAGACGATCACTTGTTAAAACCACTGGGTGAGTCTTACTTTCAGTGGAACATGCAATTCAACGAGACATCCCCCGACATCGAAGGTGACTTAGAGATCAAACCTCGTGGTGTAGCTGCAGTGATGCAAAAAGAAGTACGCAGTCAACGCCTCACTACCCTGTTACAAACGGTATCTAATCCCATGTTAGCACCGTTTATCAAGATACCTAACCTCATGCGCGAACTTGCTATCGCACAAGATATCGATCCTGACAGTCTTGTAAACGATGTAAATGAAGCGCAGATCTTCGCAGAGATGTTGAAAGGATTAGCGAATGCTCAACAAGAAGCAAGCCAGCAAGCTCAGTCCCTTGCTGGGGAACAAGGAGGCTTGGGAGAGCCTAGAGGAGCACCTCCGGGAGCAGATCCAAATGACGCTTCGGGCGTTGGTGGCGGCACAATCGGAACTGGAAGTGTTCCGGCTGCAGGGGAAGATAACTTCACTGGAACAGATCAAGGGGTTGAAGGCTGATTACGAAGCAGCCGTTAAATTAAAAAATGACAACTAGTTTTATAGAACAAATGGTGGGAAGAGCATTAGAGTTTGAAGCTGGAAAAGCCGCTGGTTTGTTAGTTACTAAAACTCCTTTGCCCGATTCCCCATTTAAAACTAAACGACGCCCTACTCCCTCTGGATTTAAACAAGCTCCTTTGCCAACTTACACTCGTCGTTCTACAGGAACTACTGCAGGACAACTAGATGTGCAAGAACAAGGGGAAGGTGGAGATGGATCTAGAGGACAAGGTTACAGTTTTTTTCAAGGTTCTAGGCGAGGAACAGGATACGATTACAGTTTTGATATAGAGCCTATAATTGGCGGACCAAAGGGTAGGATGGGTGTGCCAACCCCTGTAGAGCCTAAGTTTGGGAAGTCTTACATTGGGTATCTCGCAGATGAAAAGTTTGGTGCAAAAAAATACTACGACCCAGTAACAGGAACAATTAAGTCAGGATTTCCCGGAGCGTTAAAGCAGGTTCTTCCCTCTCCCGTTGGATTTTTTGCGGGAATTGGTGGGCCTATATCTCAGGCTAATCTAGAAAGAATTGCTGCTGCAGCCAGAATAGATAAAGATGGTTACGCAGTAGCCACATTGGGTGGAAGAACAATCGGTGTTTCTCCGGGACCGTTTGGTGGATACGTTCTGTCGGGAATGTTACCAGAAGGAATTACTGATTTACAACGAAGACAAATTACAGAAAAACTTTTGGAAATATCCAAGACAGATGCTGCTTCAGGGGCGTATACACCAGAGGGAACAGGCGTCATGCCAGAGGGCGTCGATCCTTCAAATCCTACCTACGCAGGACAGGGACAATATTATAGTGGAGTCGGGCCACGCCCCGATGAAGGAGGAAGACCGGGTGATCCGGGATATGTAAGCACTCCAGTTACTTCTTCTGTAAGTTATGCAGAACCTGATCCCGCATCTGAAAGTATGGGAGTAGGCACTGCAGGTACAGCTAGTTCAGACTATGGAGGAGGAAGTCCTCTAGGCACAAGCAGAGATCCCGGCTATACGGGCGGTTTTAGGGCCACTGGAGGCACTGTAGGCTTTGCAGAGGGGGGTACCACCCAAAAAGATCCAATCCAGCGTACGGGCTTTGTAAAGGGGCCGCCGCAAGAATACGCTAAAGGCACCACCGTAGCCGACACAGAAAACCTACGAGTCAAAGAGGGTTCGTTCGTAATCAACGCACCGACGACTGAGAAGCTGCAGGAGGCTGGGGTCTTACCGAAAGGTAATCAAAAGCGCAAGGCAGCCAACGGTGGTAAGATGATGGAAGTGGCCTTGTCTAAGGGTGAGTACGTTGTCGAGCCGAAAGATGTGCCCAAGTTTGGTGGCTACAACTTCTTAGAGGCTGTGAACGACATGGGCAAGCCTGAAGTTGAGCGAAGACAAGCTATGAACAACGGAGGAGAAGCTGGGATTGATATACCTCCATTATATAGGGGATTTATTCAAAGGCCAAATTTTCGCAGTGTTCCTGAAGGGTTTGTACAACAACAGAAAATTGATCCCGGACCTGTGCCTCCATTAAAAATTAACAACATAAATATTGACGATGTTCAAAAAGTTTTAACACTCGTAGAGACTAGAGGTTACGAAGATCGAAACGAAGGATATTTTTTCACACGATCTGATAAGGCAGGAAAAGAGTCTTCTGCATTTGGACCTCTTCAAATTACTAAAAAAACATTAGAAGCTATGAAAAAAGATAAGTTTGGGCAGTTAGATTTAGAGTTTAAAACTAATCCTGATTTTAAAGAGTATTATGATAATTTAATCATAGAGGGACGTAATGCAGTCAACGTAAGAAAATACGGAGATATTTATGAGGGACCAGAGGGTTCATCTAAACGGACAAACGCTTCAGAAAAAGAAAAGGCTAAATATCGGGGATTAGGATACGGTAATATACCTCTAGATGAACACAAAAAATACTATCCCACTCTTGCCGCTCTGTACATGAGATACAAAGCGGGAATGAGTAAGTCTGAAGACGACTTGGTACGCAGACATTTTGGTAACACTGCATCAACTAAAAAGTATTACGCAGCCAAAAAAGAATTAGGTATTAGTTAAAAGAATTCGTCAGCTACCCGCTAGTGCGGCCCTGACACAACCGGAGCGGCTACCCACAGCCAAGTGGCCCCGCAAGTGAGGTAAACAAAATGGCAAAAAAAGTACGTGGCATAAGAGCCAACAAACCAAACGACTCTTTCGGAACTATCAATAGCGAGACTCTCTACAAAGGCAACTATCGTGAAGAAGTCTATAAAGACGAAGAAGACGATACCCCAGAGGTAGAAGCAAGCGAAGATACCGAACAACCCGAATCAAACAGCTTCGTAGAAACGAAAGAAGAGAAGCCGGATCACGACTATAAAAAACGATACGACGATCTGAAACGTCACTACGATAAGAAGCTAACAGAGTTTGAGGAGGAGAAGCGGCAACTGGCAGCGGCAACGCAACAAGCAAATGTTCCTATGCCGAAGACAGTTGAAGAGTTGGAGGAATTCAAAACACAATACCCTGATGTGTATGGGGTGGTCGAAACGGTAGCAGCGATGCAAGCCAACGAACGCACCAGCGAACTTCAAAAGGAACTAGAAGTTATCAAGGAACGTGAAAAGGAGACTGTGGTACAGGCGGCTTACCGCGAACTTACGAACAATCATCCTGACTTCGATGAAATCAAGACAGATGAGAAGTTCTTAAACTGGCTACAAGAGCAACCCGAATCTATTTCGGATGGTATCTACAATAACAATACCGACGCTCGTTGGGCCTCACGAGTCCTAGATCTGTACAAAGCAGATGCAGGTATCTCAAAAAGGAAGACTAACAAGGCGAAGGCCGACGCTGCAACTTCAGTACGTGCCCCTAAAGCTAGGGAGATCACATCTGAACAAGGCGGAGACAAGCGCATTTGGAAGGCTTCCGAAATCCGTAGTCTCAAGCCGTGGGAGTTTGAAAAGCTGGAAAGCGAATTAGACTCTGCACGTCAAGAGGGACGGATCGACCCTAACAACTAACCTCATAGAAGAAGAGGAAAGAACCAATGGCATTTGGTACTGCTGCAGGTTATGGTAACCTGCCCTCCGGTAATTTTGCACCGGAGATTTTTAGCCAAAAAGTCCTCAAGTTCTTCCGTCGTGCTTCGGTTGTAGAAGATATTACTAACACCGACTACGCGGGTGAGATTGAAAACTTTGGCGATACGGTTCGCATAATTAAAGAACCAGTGGTCACAGTCAGTTCGTATACGCGGGGTTCCGTCGTAAACGCGCAAGACTTGGCTGACGATCAAATCACGATGGTTGTCGATAACGCAAACGCTTTCGCGTTTAAGATCGACGATATTGAAGAGCGGCATTCGCACGTAAACTTCGAAGCTCTTGCTACCTCATCAGGTGCATTTGCGTTGAAGCGTAAGTACGATGCAAACGTCCTGCAAGCTATCTCCGATGGCGCAGGTATCGCTGGTGCAGATGATGCGTCACTGTCAGGTGGTCTTACCACTACGAACAGTGCGTTGGGTACTGCATCCGCTCCTGTCAACGTAGAAACTGACGATGCTGGCATCAACCTGATGCTGCTGATGGCACGTACTCTGGATGACCAGTCTGTGCCAGAAGAGAATCGTTGGTTTGTAGCACCACCAATCTTCTACGAGAAGATGTTCCAAGCTGGCAACAAGATTGCCGAAGTTCAGGTAACTGGTGATGCTTCATCCCCACTGCGTAACGGACTTGCTATTCCGGGCACCCTCGCTGGTTTCCGCTGCTACAAGTCTACTGCGCTTAACTCAACAGCAGGTACCGATCAGGTAACTCTGTCTGGTGTGGCAACTGACGCCTCTGAGAATGTAATTCTTGCTGGTCATATGTCGTCCACCTCCACTGCTTCGCATATCGCTAAGACCGAAGTGGTTCGTTCAACTGAGTCGTTCTCTGACGTTATTCGTGGTCTGCACGTTTTTGGTCGCAAAGTATTGCGCCCAGAAGCTGTCGTTCGCGGCGTCATCGACTTCGCGTAAGGGAGGGCTAGGTAAATGGCTACTATTGATCGTACCCCTAACGGCGGAACTACTGGACATCCAGCAAACGTCGCACGTCCCTACGTGGTAACTTCACAAGTGCATGATACTGCAGATGGCGGTACAGGCGGTGATGTCGTTCAACTGATCGACGTTCCTGCAGATACCATGATTGTTGCAGGTGCTTTGGAAGTTTTGGAAGCTCGTGGTAACGGGCAGATTACTCTAGACGTAGGTTTCACTGGTGG